ACTCCCCCGGCCACTGGTCGGGGGATTTTCAACCTAATTAGGAGAACATCATGGCAAATGCAACTTCCGTGACCGTTCGTGCTGGCAATGACCAGTTTCGCGGTCTTTACTCCAATACTTTTTTGGTTCGCGCTACGCTCGACGCTGATGATTTGGCAGACGGTGCAGGTGACACCGATACCGTAACCGTGCCAGGCGTTGCCTTAGGCGACATGGTGCTGAGTGCTTCGTTGGCAGTTGATGTAGCCGGTCTGATCGTGACCGCTTATGTCAGCGCAGCGAACACTGTCAGCATCCGTTTCCAAAACGAAACCGGCGGCTCAGTCAACTTGGCTTCGTCCGTGTTGCGTCTAGTCGTCGTTCGTTCGTTGGCGTAAGAATCAGGGGCTTCGGCCCCTGATTTGACTTGGAGGCACTATGGTTCCGCAGACTTATCCCTCTACGTTAGCCGGTAACGGCGAACGTCAAATGGTCGTTTTTAAGCTGACTACCTTGACAGGGCTAAGACGCTGGGCGGACTATATACCCGTTAAAACTTCGGTTACGGCGGGGCGATTAAATTCTTATGATGGCAACATCTACGCCAATGTTCTCGGGTCGATTACCGGTAAGACAGCTTGGCTAGACTACATTCCTGTGTATGAGGATACCTCCGCTACTGCCGCATGGCAGGTTAGCGCTAACGGATACATCCCCATCTACGCATAGAGGTTTTATGGCAACTTTTAAATGTCTACAAAGCGGGCAAACAGTTACGTTTACGCTTCCGCACGACATTGACAGTATGAAGGGCCACGCCGGTTACGTTCGTGTTGACGAAGACGCGCCGGTCGAGGAAATATCCCACATTGTAGTCATGCGGCCGCCTGAAGTAGCTCGGCGACCCGGACGACCAAGGAAGATGGAAAATGTCTGATATTGATCCAAGAGAATTCGGCAAGTTAGAAGCTCAGGTCGAGGCGCTGCAAAGCGAAGTTCACGCTATGCGGGGCGACATTAAGCAGTTGCTGGAAATGGCCAACAAATCCAAAGGTGGATTCTGGGTTGGCATGTCGATCGCGTCTGCCTTGGGCGGCGTGATTACGTTTGTTGCAGATCGTCTCTTTCTTAAGGGGTAACATCATGCCGATGGTCGACGGAAAAAAATACGCATACACGAAGAAGGGCAAGCAAGCTGCCGCTTCGGCCAAGATCAGCAAGCTGCGCAAAGAAGGCTACCCGCAGAAGCAAGCGGTTGCAATCGGTTTGAGCATGGCCGGCATGGCTAAGAAAAAGGCCAAGAAATGAAGGCCGGCCTGTACGCCAACGTCAACGCCAAGCGTAAGCGCATTGCGGCGGGCTCCGGCGAGAAGATGAGAAAGCCGGGAACTAAAGGTGCGCCCACCGCGCAGGCGTTTAAAGACTCAGCTAAAACGGCCAAACCGAGGAAAAAATGAAGACACCCGCGTGGCAACGTAAAGCCGGCCAGAATCCAAAGGGCGGCTTGAACGCTACAGGCCGCGCGTCTTATAATGCAGCAACAGGGGGAACCCTGAAAGCGCCAGTTAAATCTGGCGATAACCCACGACGAGCTTCTTTTCTCGCCAGGATGGGCAACATGCCCGGCCCGGAATACAAAGACGGCAAGCCCACACGGCTCTTGCTCTCTTTGAAAGCCTGGGGCGCATCATCCAAGGCGGACGCAAAGGCAAAAGCTACCGCTATATCCGCAAGGAATAAGGCGAAAAGCAAATGACCTACTTAGAACTCGTCAACGATGTGTTACTCCGGCTGCGGGAGCAGACCGTCACTACGGTCAACCTGACAGCCTATTCTCAGCTCATCGGCAAATTTGTCAATGATGCCAAGCGCCAGATCGAGGATGCCTACGACTGGAACGCATTGGGTACTGAAATCACGGTCACCACTTCCGCAAGTGTTTACGAGTATGCATTGACCGGCGCTGGCCAGAAGTTCCGCGTTAGTAGCGAGCCGTTAAACACAACGTCCAACGTCGTCATGAGTAATATCACGGTGGGCGACATGCGGCGCAAGCAGAACCTTCAGCCGTTTGTAAACGCCGTGCCTACGGAATACTGCTTTGAAGGTGTCGACAACAGTGGCAACGCTAAAGTGCAATTGTGGGGTCGGCCTGACGGTGTGTACACCATCAAGTTTTTCTTGACCGTTCCACAGGCAGTGCTGTCGACGGATAGTACGTCGGTGCTGGTGCCGGATGTGCTGGTGGCGCAGAATGCTTACGCCAGAGCGTTGGTCGAGCGCGGCGAAGATGGCGGTCTAAATTCCTCAGAAGCATATGCGCTGTACAGAAGTATGCTTTCTGATTATGTAGCCCTTGAAGCTACCCGCTTTCCTGAGATGCAGGAGTTCGTCGCGACATGACGCAAGCAATTCAAACCTACGGCATTTCAGCGCCAGGTTTCTTCGGCCTGAATACGCAAGACTCGCCGCTCGATCTAGCGGCGGGCTTCGCGTTGACGGCTATTAATTGCGTCATTGATCAGTATGGCCGTATCGGCGCGCGCAAGGGTTGGGACAATCTCAACGCCAGCACGGGCAACCTCGGCTCGAATCCTATCGGCGTCATCCATGAGCTGGTGGTGGCCGACGGCACGTACACAGTCCTGTTCGCAGGTAACAACAAGATTTTTAAGCTGGACGGCAGTAATGCAGTCGTCGAGTTAACTTATGGTGGTGGCGGCACAGCACCGACGATCACGGCCAACAACTGGCAATGCGCGTCGCTTAACGGCATCACGTATTTTTTCCAGATTGGCCACGACCCGTTAATTTACGATCCAGCGGTTAGCACGACAACTTACCGTCGAGTTAGTGAAAAGACAGGTTATGCAGGCACGGTGCCGTCTGGCAATATCTGCATTTCTGCCTACGGTCGTCTGTGGATAGCTAATACGGCGTCCGATAAAGCAACATTGACTTTCTCTGACCTACTGGCTGGCCACGTTTACACCGGCGGCACGTCTGGCACGTTGAACGTGAACAGCGTCTGGCCGAATGGGCCGGACGAGATTGTGGCGTTGGCTGCACATAACGGATTCCTGTTTATTTTTGGTAGGCGTCAGATTCTGGTCTACCAAGGAGCAACTGCGCCGGCCACTATGTCACTAAGTGACACAGTCATTGGTATCGGCTGCATTGCTAGAGATTCGGTACAAGGCACGAACACGGACGTGCTGTTTTTGTCGAACAGTGGCGTGCGTTCGGTCTTGCGTACCATTCAAGAAAAGTCGGCGCCGTTTCGCGATATCAGCAAAAACGTCCGAAACGACTTGATGGGCATTGTGGCCGGCGAAACAGCCGTTAACATTAAGGCAGTTTACTCTGAAGTTAACGCGTTTTATTTGCTGACTTTACCCACTAACAAGTCGGTCTATGTGTTCGACACCCGCACCACGTTGCAAGACGGTTCAGCGCGAGTTACCACCTGGACAGATATCGAACCGACCGCGTTGCTGGCGCGTCGTAACGGCGACTTGTTGATCGGTAAAACGGGCTATGTTGGTAAGTACACCGGTCAAACTGATAACGGTACTTCTTACCGTATGCAGTACTACACGAACCACTCTGATCTGGGTGATCAAAGTATTACGTCCATATTGAAACGCATATCAATCGTAGCGATTGGCGGCACTAATCAATACATTACGATTAAATGGGGTTTTGATTTTAACGAAAACTATTTGTCGCAAAACGTACAGATTCCAAGACAGTCGGTATCAGAATACGGCGTCGCGGAGTACGGTGCTAATGGTGTGCCGGTAGCCGAATACGCAAATGGTATTGCTTTGCAAATTCTACATTCGCAAGCCACCGGCGCTGGCAAGATTGTGCAGACAGGTTATGAGGCTGATATTGATGGATCACCACTATCAATTCAGCGCATTGAAATCCAAGCTAAGAACGGAAGGGTGTCATGACAGACTACGTTAAATCCACAGACTTCGCTGCCAAAGACGCGTTGGCGTCTGGCAACGCAAGTAAGATCGTCAAGGGCACCGAGATTGATACGGAGTTCAACAATATCGCGACTGCCGTTGCGACCAAGGCTGACCTCGCCTCACCGACGTTTACCGGCACACCCTCGCTGCCATCAGGCACTACGGGCGTTACGCAAACATCAACGGATAGCAGCACCAAATTAGCGACGACGGCATTTGTACAGTCCGTGCTAGGTGTTTTATACCCCGTTGGTTCTGTATACATAAACGCCACTAGCAGCACTAACCCTGGAACTTTGCTGGGATTTGGTACTTGGACTGCTTTCGGCGCAGGGCGCACGCTAGTAGGCTTAAACGCCAGCGACAGTTCGTTTGACACAGCAGAAGAAACAGGCGGTTCCAAAGACGCGATTGTTGTTAGCCATACCCATACGGCTACCGTTACCGATCCGGGTCATACTCATACTATGACTCGCGTTCTTACGGATGCAAACACGGACACAACATTTGACGCTGTATCAATTTACGCGACGAGCGACGACGCAAACTATCAAAATAGAAGCACTGAAAGCGCGGTTACCGGTATTTCTGTCAGCAACAGCACAACAGGTTCATCCGGCACCAACGCTAACTTGCCGCCGTACATCGTGGTCTATATGTGGAAAAGGGTTTCATGAAAAATGTTGTGTGCCAATTTTGTAGTCAGATATTTCAAGCTATAAGATCGGATGCTAAGCGTTGCGTATCCTGCAGACAAAAATACCTGCAAGAATACCGGCGCAAAGAAAACACTAAATTACGACGTAAACAAAGTAACAGACGTATACGAGAGCGATTGTTTGCTGGGTATGGGGGAAAATGCGTATGTTGCGGCGAAACAAAATTTGAGTTTTTAGCACTTGACCATGTAAATGGTGGTGGTAGACAAGAACGAAAAACGATGTCCACACAACAAATTGCATTAAGAGCTATACGAGAGGGTTTTCCTCCTGAATACCGTGTTTTATGTCATAACTGTAATCAAGCTATTGGGTGGTACGGCGTTTGCCCGCATGAAACAGAAAGAACGGCATGATTGTTGAAACATTACCCGACCATCAGCTTATCCACCATTTTTCAGACGGCCTGTATGCCAAACAGATTTTCGTACCGGCCGGCGCAGCAATATTGAAGCACACGCATGACTTTAGCCACTTGTCGATTCTGGCTAAAGGCAAAATTGCGGTACTAGTAGGCGAAGATATTGAAATTGTAAACGCTCCGGCGTGTATTGAAATTAAAGCGGGCATCACGCACGGCGTGAAGGCGATTGAGGATTGTGTTTGGTTTTGTATCCACGCAACGGATGAAAAAGATCCGGCGAACGTGGATAACGTGTTGATTAAAGGAGAATGACATGCCTGTTACCGCCGCGCTTATATCGGCAGGGGGTGGACTACTTGGTAGCGCCCTGCAATCAAGATCCGCTCGGAAAGCCGCGCAGGCTGCTGCCGATGCGCAAATTCAAGCCGCGCGGATTGCTGCTGAAGAGGCGCGGTTTCGGCCGGTAGGCATCACAACCCGATTCGGCCAAAGCCAGTTCACCACTGGCCCCGACGGCCGTGTGAGCGGCGCATCTTATACGCTGGCGCCTGAACTCCGTGCTTATCAAAATGAACTGCTGGGTATGGCTGGCGGCACCGGGCTTGATTATCTAGCTCAAGCGCCAGGTTTGTATGCCCCGATGACTGACGCTGCTAGTCGGCTATTCGGTTTGGGTGAGCGTTATCTGGCCGAGTCGCCAGCCGACGTAGCACAACGCTACATGACCTCACAGCTCGACATCTTGGCGCCGCAACGTGAGCGTCAACTGGCCGCACTGCGCAATGAACAGTTCCAAACAGGCCGCACTGGTTTGTCAGTAGGTGCGACTGGTTTGCGTCCAGGCGGCGGTGTAGGACTTTCGGCAACGAATCCAGAGATGGAAGCGTACTACAACGCGCTTGCGCAACAGGATGCAGAGTTGGCCGCTAGAGCGCAAGAACAAGGGCAGCGTCAGTTGGCCTTCGGCACCACGCTGTTCGGCACCGGTGCCGATTTGCTGGGTGGCTACCAGCGCGGTCTGGTCGGCTCACTTGCACCGTTCCAAAGCTACCTCGGCGCAGCAGGCGATATCGAATCGCTTGGCCAACAAGCATTGGACATCGGCGCGCAACTGGGTGGCCGCCAAGCATCGCCGGCAGGCGCGCAGGCGCTCTTGCAAGGTGGTATGGGGGCAGCGCAAACCCTGCAGGCAGCGAATGCGTTGAACCCGACTGCATCGTTCTTGCAAGGACTTAGTAGTAACCCACAACTTATCAGCGGCGTACAGAATTTATTTGGTGGACGTCAATTAACGCCGCGCGACCAATACAATTTGGGGCAGTGGTCAGCAAGCCAAGCCGAGTACATGTCGCCTGGCTACATGGGGCCGTAATTTAACTGATGACGAATTAGGAGCCATCATGGCAAGCGAAATTTTAGGGTTGTTCACCTCGCCTGAGATGTATCAACGGCAGCAGGATTTGATGATGCAACGTCAGGCTGCGGAACTCGCGCAACTTGATCCGTATCAGAGCATCCGCTTTGGCGCGATCCGTGCGGGTCAGCAGTTCGGCACCGGTTTAGCCGGCCTGCTGGGTGCGGAAGACCCACAGTTGCGCATGATCAGCGCGCGTCAGTCGGTGCTGGGTAACATCGACCTGGGCAACCCTGACTCGATCCTTGCCGCCGCCCGTCAATTAGCCAATTCAGGTGATCAACAAGGTGCGTTGGCTTTGGCCGACTACGCACGCAAGGCGCAAGCCGACGCGGCGTTGGTGGCGCAGCGTCAGCGTGAAGGGCGTGCAGCCGCTGTGCCGCAAGCAGTTCAGATCGCAGAGGCACGCGCTAAATTACAGAGCCAGATTAAGGGGCTGAAAGCAGCGCCTGCGTCGCCAGAACGTGATGCAAAACTTGAGCAAGCCGAATTTACGCTTGCCGGGCTGCCTATAAAGGCCGAAGGTCTAGTGCGTGAACAGCAGATCGCACGCGACTTTGCTTTGGACGCAGGCGAAGAAGGGTCTGAGGCATACAAAAAAGCCTACATAGATAAGTTAGGAAAATTAACGTCTAACGAAACTCAATCCAAACTAGGTGAGTTTGAGCGCGTCTTAAACGAGCGTTACCCTAAGACGCCAGAAAATGCCGCCGCACGTAATGCCTTGATGGACGCATTCCTTAAAGGCGAAGCAGAAGGCCGCGCTAAAGGAAAAGGTACTACGGTGTCGGTTGGTGGCATAAGTGTTGATACCGGCAAAGCAAGTGAAACCGCCGGCAAACTTATTGGCGCCGAATTGGTTGATGTTAAAGGCAAAGAATCCGCGCTAGACAGCATTGCTGAGGCCAAAGATATTCTTAAAAACGGCATATATGCAGGCGCATATGGCCCATTCAAACAGAACCTCGCCAAGTACGGCAATATTGGCAGCTCCGAAAAAGTGGCTAACACAGAAACTTTCTTGGCTTACATTGGCGAAACTGTTGTCCCCCGCCTTAAAGAATTTGGTGGTAACGATTCCGAACAAGAATTGGCATACCTCAACCGAATGATGGGCGGCGATATCAGCCTAGAGCCTAAAGCATTAGAGCGCATTCTTAACTCCGCCGAACGTAAAATTAAGCGTGGCATTGAGCGTCTACGCAGGCAAGCCGAAAGTGGCGAAAAGAAACAACCGCTTACTTCAACCCTACCGCCTTCGGCAGAAGCGGCGCCGGCTCCCCCTGGTTCTGCTCCAGCTAAGTCTGAGCCCAGACGTATTCCTTTTAATGCTTTACCACAATAAGGTGCCGCTATGGATGTCGAACTGCCAAACGGTATAGTGATCGAGGATGTGCCAGAAGGCACAACGCGTGCGCAGATCATGGAGCGCGCGATACGTGGCGGCATAGCCAAGCCGGAAGATTTCGGTCTTGCTGCTGCGCCTACGTCGGGTTTTGTCATGGGGTTAAAAGACCCAATTAGTGGCGGTGCTCAATTGTTGCCCCGAGCATTGGCCTATGGCACGTCACTAGGCGGCGCGCAACCTAACCCTGTCAGCCGCTTTTTTGAAAGCGAAGCGCGCAAAGTGGATGAGATGGTTCGCGCTGAACAGGCGGGTTACGAACGTCAGCGCGCTGCTGCCGGCGAAACTGGGTTTGACTTCCCAAGATTAGGCGGCGGTATGTTAAGCCCTGCGAATATTGTTCCCGGCGCTGTTGCTGCACGCGCTGCGCCTTTCACTTCCGCTGCTGCCCGCGCAGGTTTTGGTGGCGCAGTAACCGGCGCGCTGCAACCGGTAACCGGCGAAGATTTTACGGGTGCAAAAGCCGAACAAGTAACTTTCGGCGGTTTGTTTGGTGCTGGCGGCGAACGTGTAATGGCGGCTGGCGGTCGAGTTATGAACCCACTAGTGTCTAAAGCTGAACAGACCATGCGCGATCTTGGCGTCACGCCGACGACCGGCCAGACCTTGGGTAAAGGCGCTAAATCGGTCGAAGAGTTTGCGCAGTACATGCCTCTAGTCGGCACCGCCGTACAAGATGCTCGTCAGCGCACACTTTTTAATTTCAACAAAGGCGTGATTAACAATGCTTTGAAACCTATCAAAGCAAAACTGCCCGCAGACGTCATTGGCCGCGATGCTATTGAATATGCGACACAGCAAGTCTCGGATGCGTATGACGACGTACTCGGCAAGATTAAGTTCACGCTGGACTTCAACACCTCGTCTAACATCTTAGGTGCGCTGAACAAGGCCAAACTGCTATCGCCGCAGCAACGTCAAGACGCGGTGGACTATGTAAATGAGATCGCGCTAAGTAAGTTTTCTGGCAAGCCGATGACTGGTCAGGAATACAAAGCAATTGAATCTGACTTGCGTAAGAAAGCATCTCGTTTGATGTCCAGTCAAATGGAATCTGAGCGCGAAGTTGGCGATGCTATATTTGGCGTGCTTTCTGAGTTTAAAAAATCGCTGTATAACCAAAACCCAAAGCTAACCCCGCAACTGCGCCGCGTTGACACCGCGTATGGCGACTTGAGCGCGGTCAAAGTCGCGGCGGCTAATTCCGGCGCCGTAAACGGCGTATTTACGCCAAAACAGTTTTCTACCGCCGTTCGTCAAGGCGATAAGACGCTGAATAAGTCCGCGTATGCAAAAGGCACGGCTAGATCGCAGCGGCTATCTGATGCGGCTATGCAAGTGCTTGGCGACGAAGCTGGCGAGACGCTTGCCGGCCGATATGCGTTTGGCGGTGCAGGGCTATTTGGTATGGCCTCCCGACCAGAGTATGGAATACCTGCGGCCGTAGCCGGCCGTGTGATGTATTCCGAACCAGGGCAACGCGCGATTGACGTATTACTGCGCTCGCGTACACCAAGTATGCAAGCCGGCGGTCGACTGTTTGGCGCAGCCGCGCCGTACGCAGGTGCTGTAGCAGGTCCGCAGCCAGTATTCGAGTACAACCGGCAAGAGCGCAGACCTGTTATACCGCCCGGCGTTATGGAGTAAAAAATTGATCCGCTAACCCTTCTTGCCGCTGCAAACGCCGCAGTCGCCGCGGTCAAGAAGGGCTGCCAGCTTTACAAAGACATCAAGGGCGCCAGCGGCGAGATGTCAGAAGTACTGAAGGATTTGCGTGCGCAGTTCGATAAAGTAACGGGCGGTAATCCGACCGTCGAGCAGAAGCAGAAGTACAACGCCGAGGTGCAGCGCGTCCAGGAGATTGCCAAGGCCGATCCGAACGACGTGTACACCGAGATTGGCAACCAGTTGGGCGCGTTGATGGACTCGTATGACGCGTTGAGCAAGGCGCTGTTAGCCGAGCAGGTAGAAGGCAAGAAAGTGTACAAGGGTGAGGAAAGCATCGGTCGTCGGGCGCTGCGCCGTATCATCATCACGACACGATTAGACGCCATGCTGGCGGAGATACGTGAAACGATGGTGTTCCGTAGCCCGCCAGAATTGGGCTCACTTTGGAGCAAGTTTGAAGAGATGTGGCAAACCATCGTGGCCGAGCAAGATCAGGCACACGCAGAAGAGCTTAAACTGATTCAAATGGCGAGATGGCGACGCAAAAGAAAAATAGCGGAACTAAGAGCCAAAATAACATGGATTTCGGCGGTCGTTTTCGTAGTGCTGTGGGGAGTGGGACTAATGTGGCTAACGACAAGAAGCGCGATGA